TGCACTTGACCGAGCAGCAGTCGTGGGATTACTTCGACGGTCGCATCGACACACCGGAGGCGTAATGTACAGAAACGGATTGCAGTTCGTCGATGTGGAGACGATGAATTTCGTCCTCAACCACGGTGCTCTCGGTGATGTGGTTACTTCCCTCCCGGCCATCGTGCACGCCCGCGCACTCTACCCGCGCGGCATCACCATGCGCGTGTGGTGCCCCTCGTGGCAGACCGAGATGATCGAGCATCTGCTCGCCCCGTACGGCGTTTACGAGGTGCGGCCCTACGAGAGTTTTCCGCACAAAGCGGCAGACCGCGGCCCTGAGTTCGGCATCACGGCACTCAACCAGGCGCGCAACAACACGCACACGCGCAATCGCGTGCACATGGTGGACTACGCGTTCAACTTCCTGCTCGACGCGCAGCCGGAGGACATGCTCCAGCGCAGCTACCCGACGAAGGCGCCGATCGGGCCGCAGACGATCCCAGGGCGCTACGTCGTGCTGCCAGTGGGCGCCACCTCCGAGAACAAGCTCTTTCGCGCCTCGGTCATGCGCCCGATCATCACCTGGCTGCTCGAGCAGAACATCAAGCCGGTGATTGTCGGCACGAAAGTCAGCCACACACACGCCGAGACGCTGGACAAACGCATGGCGCCGTTGAAGCTCATCGACGAGGCCGAACACATTCAGTTGGACTCGGTGATCGACATGCGCGAGAAGACGACGTTGCTCGAGTTGCGCGATCTGTGCGGCCGGGCGACGGCGGTCGTCGGCGTCGACGGCGGCACGCTGCATCTCGCCGGTACAACCGATACGAACATCATCTACGCGATGACGACCACGCACCCGAAGCATAGGTTCATCGCGCGTCAGGGCGATCCGTGGCATAAGATCCGCTACGTCGTGCCGCGCGATCTGGAGTGCGCCGGGTGTCAGTCGAGCTGGACGATGATGCGGCAGGATTTTCGCTTCTGCGCGTACGGGGATAACCTGTGCACGGAGAAGCTGGATGCGCAGGACTTCATTGACGGACTTAAGGAGCTAGGCGTATGAGCGGCGAAGCGGGAGGGCAAGGTGGGCAAGGTACTGGCGGTGCTGGAGCGGGGGCTGGAGGTGCTGGCGCTGCTGGCGGCGGCACTGGCGGTGACGCTGGCACTGGTGGCACTGGCGGTACGGGAAGCGCGGGAGCAGCGGCTCCGGCGTGGCACGGACTGACGGCCCCGGAAGACGCGGCCTACATCCAGAACAAGGGCTGGACGGCCGCCAAGGACGTGATCGCGTCGTACCGCGGCGCGGAGAAGTTAATCGGGCGCGATCCATCGACGCTGATGGTGATGCCGCGGGCGGACGACGCCGAGGGTATCCGAGGTGTCTTTTCGAAGCTCGGCATGCCGGCGACCGCCGACAAGTACGATCTGCCGCTGCCCAAGGACGCCGATCCGGCGTACGCAACATGGGCGAAGGAGACGTTCCACAAGGCCGGGCTGACGGTGGCGCAGGCGAAGGAACTCACCGCGGCGAACAATGCGTATTTCGCGAAGGTGCAAGCGGATCAGGAAGCGGCCTACAAGAGCAATCTGACGGTCGAGAAGTCCGCGCTCATGGCGGAATGGAAGGGCGGCTTCGAGCGCATGATGGGCGCGGCGACGACCGCAGCGCACGCCCTGGGTTTCAGCGACGAGATGATCGATGCGATCGAGAGCCAGATCGGCTACGCGAACACCATGAAGTTCTTCGCGAACCTCGGTGTGAAACTCGGCGAGGACAACTTCGAAAGTGGCGACGGCTCGCCGCGCTTCAACGGCACCATGACGCCGGACGAAGCGAAGGCCGAGTGGGCGAAGTTCAGCGCCGACCCGAGCAACAAAGCCGCGCTCTTCGACAATCAGCATCCGGGCCACAAGGCGGCGAAAGCCAGGCAAACCGAACTTTTTGCCATTATGTACGGATAGGCCGATATGGACGAGAGAGAAATTCGTTTGCGGTGCATCGAGGCGGCGGCGAAGACGCCGACCGTCCATTCGAAGGGCCATGCCGAAGGCGTCCTCGAGACGGCGAAGGCGTGGTACGAATGGGTGCTGGACCCGAAAACCGGGCTCGAAACAGTGCTGTGATACACTAGCAGTGGTGGGGGAGCGCGCGGACACGGTTCGCGCCCCCGCAATGCGCAATCCCACGATTGGCCCCCGTAAGGGACAAGCCGGCATCGCGTCAGCCTGACGACGCAACTGGCAGTCTTTGAACTTTACGGAGGCCATCGTGCCGGATTCCATAACGGTAGCAAGCGTACAGCAGTACAAAGCGAATGTCGAGCTTCTGCTCCAGCAGAAGGATTCGCGTATCCGCGGCGCAGTTTCGACCGGCAATCACGTCGGTAAGGCCGCGTCCTTCATCGAACAATTCGGCTCCGCGACCGCGGTAGCCCGCACCAGCCGTCACGCCGACACGCCGGTCCTGGATCTCTCGCAGGACAAGCGGTGGGTATTCCCGCTCGACTATGAGTGGGCGTCGCTCATCGACGAGCAGGACAAGCTGCGCATGATCATCGACCCGACCAGCCCGTACGCGCAAGCCGGCTCGGCAGCGATGAATCGGCAAATGGACATGGTGCTTCTGGCAGCGGCCTTCGGCACCAACTTCACCGGGGAGAACGGCACCACGACCGAAACCCTCGGCACGGTCGGTTCCGGCACGTATGACGTGGGCGTCAATACCGGCGGCACGGCTTCCGGCCTGAACGTCGCGAAGCTCCAGACGGGGCTGCGCATGCTCATGACGTTCAACAAGGGCGACATCATGGAGCCCGTGTACGCGGCGATCTCGAGCTACGAGCACGATCTGCTCCTGAAGGAAGTTCAAGTCGTCAACAAGGACTACAACGGCGGCGCCGCGGTCCTCGAAGACGGTCGTGTCAAGCGCTTCATGGGCTACAACTACATCCTCACCGAACTCCTGACGGTTACGTCCGGCAATCGGCTGATCCCGGTGTGGCTCAAGAGCGGCCTGTATCTCGGCATCTGGAACGACATCGACGCCAAGGTATCGGAGCGCGCGGACAAGGGTTACGCGACCCAGGTGTACCTGCGCATGACACTCGGCGGGAGCCGCACGCAACTCGGGAAGGTTCTCCGGGTCAACTGCGACGACCAAATCTAACCGCCGGCACGGACAAAGGAGAAACACATGGCTCTCGTATCCACCTCTCAAGAAATCACCGATCAAGACGCCACGCCGGCAGTCAAGGTCAGCCAGATCAAGAAGCACGGGAAGGTTCGTACCGCCCGCGGCTTCCTGCTCGCCGCCAACTTCACGGGCGGCACGGTCGGCCAGTGGTACGCTTTCACGCGCGTTCCCGCGCGGGCTCGCGTGCTCGGCGTGTACCTCACCAACCCGACGACCACCTCGGGCGCGGTCAAGTTTGGCCTCTTCCGTCCGCAGAGCGGCATCGCGATCAGCGACGCCGTGTTCAGCACCGTCACGGTGATGGGTGCGGCGAACAACCGCGCCAACGTCGAAACCGTTCGGACCCCGGCGCAGCGGCGCGACGATCTCGCGACGGCCTTTGCGACAGCGGTCGGCACGGCCGGCGCCACGGGCGACACCGAGTACGACGTGGTGGCGACCATCGTCACCGTGATCGGCTCCGCGCAGGACGCGCTGGTCGAAGTCGACTACGTGCTGCCCGAGTAAGACGACTCCCCCTCGGTCCTTCGGGGCCGGGGGCGTTTTTCGGAGGTTAGGCAGTGGCAATTCCGACGAATTTTCAAGGCTACACCCCGGCTGCGGGCACCACGAAGTCGTTCAAGATTCTCGGGACGGCTACAAAAGGCGTGTGGGGCAATGACGTAGACGGGACGTTTGTTCCGGCGATCGTGCCCATCGCGCCGAATTTGGTGATCTTCGCCGGCCAGGCGTACACCGAAGCGCAGATTCTCGCTGCGGTCAAGGACTACGTGAAGCGCAGCGGGTTCGAAACAGATGGCGACGCAGGGGGCTTACCAGCGCAACCCGCGCAGCAAATCGCCTTGACCAGCACCACTTGCACGTAGGAGGCAACACATGGCAAACGAAGCAACAGTCTATTCCTTGACAACGGCCGAGATGGCGACCGCCGTAGCGGACCAGGCCGGCGGCAAGGACGTGGACATCTCGACGCAGAACGCGGGCGCCGTGGCAGCCAGCACCGACATCGCGCTGTACTTTCTGAAGTCGGCGTACGAAGGCGCGGGCGGCCGCAACAAGCTGCTTCGCCACATCGAGAAGTTCGTGGCGAAGATCATCGAGTCGCCCTGGCCCTCGATCTAGGAGGCCGCCATGGCCGCGAAGTACTGGATTCAAGGCGCCATACGGCACCCTGGCGCGTTCACAGCCAAGGCGAAGGCCGCCGGGCTATCCGTCGCGGGTGAGGCGAGCAAGGTACTCGCCCCGGGCAGTCACGCCAGCGCGCAGACGAAGCGCCAGGCGAACCTGTACCGTACGTTGCAGAAGATGCACCACTAAGGATCGACCGTGGCGACAGCCTACATTCGGGAGTACGCAGACATCGGAGTGACGTACTCCAAGTACGTCCAGGCCGGTGCGGAACCCGGCACGGCCGATCAGACGATCTCCACCAGTGGCTCGAGTACGCCCTCGAATGCGTTCGATGCGAACACGAGGCTGATCGCCATCAGCACTCCTTCCGGCGGTGCCGTG